GCAAGATACCAAAGAATGTATCGGTGCTTTGTGGTGCTCCTGTGAAGGCTATTGTACTACGAGAACTACCAAAAGTAAATGCACTGTTTGGTTCCTGAATAACTCCAGATATAGAAATAATCAATTGGTTAAGACTTGCTATTTCTGCTGTCTCTCCACCTATCTGTATGTTAAACTGCGTGTTAGAATTATTAAATCCTGATGAAATATCATCGATCTTCTGAAACGCTCCAAAATCTAAACCTGGCCCTGTGTATCCCATTACTCTGCATCCTCTATTATTAAATTTCCAGCATCTACCTCAGCTTTAATATCTGATGGAAGATTGTCTTTGTTTTTACGCAACCATTCTTGAAATTCTTTATCTGTTCCAAGACATGACCTTTGACTTTCTACTATATCAGTGTCTTTTCCATTACTATCTTTTTTGTATTTTACACACCCATATATTTTAACTGGTGGCGTATCTTTTGTTGTGTGTACTATTGAATAACTCATAATTCTGCACTCCATGCTAAATATGCTGTATTATTATTAGACCTACCTAAAGCAGCTAATTGATTTGTAATTCCATGATTTGTTTTTTTAAAAATAACCATAGCTCTATCAAGGTCAGTATTGGAAAAAACAGGCACAGAATCACAAGTAACATTAGCAGTTGTTCGTATTGCATAATGTGAAGCTGTTCCGTTTGTTTCAATAGCACTTGGAGATGTTCTCATTGTAGTAGAAAAAGGTACTAATATTTGAGCATCATTATTACCATCAATATTACCACTTCCAAAATATCCTCCATCTGCAGCGGCTATTTTATAATAATATCTTTGACACCTAGCTAAGTTCATTTTAGAACTTTCGTTTTGAAAAGGTGGTATAGTTGTTGAAGTAAATGAACCAACTTCTAATTGTACGCCTGTCAAATAAAAATCATTACTTGTGCTATCCATAAAATTAACTTGATTGGATGTAGCTATTGATGTGCCAGAAGTTTGATACCATTTATCATTTGTTGCTACTTGATATGTAGTGCCAGAACATAATGTAAACATAACTCTTAAACCACTTGCGTTTGAATTAACAATAGCTCCTGCCGAGTTAGTTATAAATGTTGTGCTTCCTGCGGTTGGAGAAATAGTTATAACTTTTTTCTCCCAAGTATTAGCAGAAGATATAGAATATTCTTTTACAAATTCATATCTAGTTTGACCTCCTGCTTCTTTTATTAAAGATATGCAGTAAGTTCCTGTTTTACTTGATTTTACCCAAAAAGCTAAAGTTAAAGTTTTTGCATCAGATGACCCATAATTAAATGATTGTAAGTTTTGACCTTCAAATTTTGTAATTATGTTGCAAAACTGTGTACCAGATAAAGAACTGTCGGCAGTTGTTACGTCCCATTTCATTGATTTACCAAATACTTGACCATCTGGAACAGAACTATCTTGCGAAATGGTGACAGCACCATCTGTTGATTCAGAACATTCGTATCTATCAAGTGCATACCCAGAAACATGACCTGTAAAAGATGTTGCTCTTTGTGATATAGCCATATTACCATTAATAATTATTGGATTTGAATTTGCTCTAGGATCAGAATAAGTTGCATTAGCACTAGGAAGAACCCCTGTAACTCCTTTTGTTAAATCTATCGTTGCAAATGCCATTATAGTTTATCCATTTCTGCTTTTACTTTAACCCATGTAATTTCTGCATGAGGACAAGTAGTAGTTGAGATCATAGCACCATCGCTATCTTCTCCTGTTTTCCATTGAACTTTATTAAAATCATTTTCTGTTTCAATTTCACCACTCCATCTCATTTCAGTATTAGGTTTTAAAGTTTTTACTGCGGTATAAAATTTGTCTATCATTATGCTAATACCTCTTGTAAAATTATATTTGCTGAATCAAAATCAGTTCCAGCTAAAATTCTTAAATACCCTGATGCATTAGAAACAGCAGTATATAAAGTATACGTTACAGAACTTGTGCTAGACGGAGAATCTAAATACATTAAATTCATAATTCTTCTTTGTTGATCTGTGTCGGAAGAATGATAATCACTTTTTTGATAAATGGAACTGCCTCCTCTATAAATATAAAATTGAGAAGTATATTGTGGGTCATTTTGTAAAAAATTAAATTGAAAATTAACTAATATTTTTGATGATGTAGATGTTGGTGTAATAGATGCAGCAACTGCCGTTGCACCAGGTGAAGTGCTTGTAGTATTTTGATTACCTGAAGATGTGTTAAGTGTTTGCAACACTTGGTTAATTTTACTAAAACCAGATTGAGATGCTCCTGTTCCTAACGTAACGGTATCCCCTGACTGGCCCACGGTTATCGTGCCAGTGCCCGTTCTCTTGAGTATCGTGTCTACTTTTAAAGTGCTCATCTATACCCCTATTAATTTGTAAGCCATGAATAATCCGCTACCAGCTCCAAGTTCAAATCCACCACCATTGATATAAACTTCTAAATAGTCATTAACAGCCAATGCTATATCTTCGGTATAAACTACTCCGTATCTTGAAACATTACCTCCATAACTAGGATTTGCATTGTGATATCTATAACCAGAGCCATTTTTATAAAGTACAATACCATAATTTAAAGCTTGTGATGATGTTCCATTTTGTCTGTGATATATAGTAATATGATACTTTCCAGCTTGACCTGACGGAACTGTAAACCTATAATTTGTAGTGTGGTCAAAAACTCCATCTGTGTCCCATTCTTCAGCATCATATTGAACTTTTTGATATCCACTACTAAATGTTTGAACGCTTGAAGTCCTTGCTCTAAAAGATGGTGTGTTTGTTCCACCAAATCCAGTTGCGGTACCAGCGTTAGCAATCGTCACCCCTGACGGGATGTTGACCGTATCACCTGAAACGCCTATGTTAATAGTAGACGTGTTCGTGCTACCAAT